ATACGAAGAGAGGTTTGTTCTTGTAGGAATCGCTGACGCTCTGCTGCTTGTGCTTGCTTCTGATACTGTGCTTGTGCTTTCGCTTGTTGTCTTTGACCCGCAAACTGTAGACCAGAAGAAGCAGCACCTATAGCAGCCGATGTAGCAGCAATACCTGTAGCGGTCGCTGATGCTGCCGATGCTCCAAGAGCTGTACCTAATGCTGCAAAGAAACACATAACAATTACTTCCTCTCTAATATAAATGACAGATAGTTATCGTACTGACAATCGTTAAACTCAGCACCTAACCATTCCAACCATCTAATGCTCAGTGTGTTAGTACGCATAACAAAGTTAGTTAAGTAATCAAAGCCCTTCAGTAGTTCCTGCATCCGCTCCTTAGAGTTCTGTAAGAAGAACTTCTTAATCTTTGGTAATCTTCTAGTACCTAATAACCAAGCACTTCCGATATTAGTACCGTTGATAGGAGCTACTCCAAATGAGCAGTATAGATAGTTGCTATCATCTTTTACACTGTAGCACTTACTTGATGTAGCGTACGACATATACACAGCATCTCTAGGGTGGGACATCAATCCAAGAATCTCTAACATATCTTCCTCCCGCAGGTCTTCGTACAGATCAGCTGCATCAATATCTCCTTGTGCTTCATCTATTCTAAGCTCCATATCGTTTACTTCTCCCGGTTACCATCGACTCAAACTCTGCAGCTAACAACTTAACTGGCAAGGCAGAACTACTCTTCACTTCAATCGTCGCTTCTTCTGGTCTGCACTGTACACCAAATCTAAAGTGTCCACTCTCTGGGGTGAATCTATCAAGAGTAGATATAGAAGATAACACAGCTGGATTGTATACATAGCTGTAAGTATCTCTGAATCGTGAAGTAACCTCTACTGTGAAGTGTCCTGTATCTGCGTACTCTATACTAGCGTTACGAATGGTTTGGTATGTGTAATCAGATGCACTGCGTCCTCCTCTTTCTGTTGGTTGCTTCAGTGCTTGATTAGAGAACCTGTACAACATATTGTACGGCTTACCTACTACAAAGTAGTTCTCATCGTTATACAAGATACCAGCATCAGACCAAGTAGGAGCATTAGGTAAGTCTGTAGACACCGTCCATTTAGCACTTACTCCTGGTGTATCAGATGATGAGGAGGTGTGAGTATCTACACATTTATAAATCGTACCACTGTGCTTAACATAACTAGCAATGAAGCCTTCGATCTCTACAGATGTACCACTAGCAGAAGCTACAACATTCCGTTCTGATCCGCCTTTAGTGAACACTGTCATATTATCAACAGTAGCTCCGTATCCAGTAGGTAATCCACTGATTGTAGTTCTGTTGGTTTGTTCGTTGTAGCTGACAGTTTTACCTGCACCATCCACTCTGTTATCTAATAACAATGTATAGTCTAGTCCTGTATCTGTAATAGCGTTCTCAACAGGCATCTCTACTAACACCTTACCGTTAAGTATTAAGTAAAGTGTACTGTCTATAAAATCAAATCCTGTGACATCGTCATCAAATGTCCACTTCTGCCAGGCACTCTGTATCTTTTCCTTACCACTCCAGAAGTACTTATAGACATATAATGTCTTAGCATCTGTAGCATTTTGCAACAACACCATCGACTCAGAAGCTGATCCAGCCATCTGTTTAATTTTAGATGGTATATACTTAGGTATCTGTGATGTTATCTCTTCTGCTTCAAATACCTCAGTGTTGTTATCAACAAAGTACTCAAACATTCCTTCAAACTGTCCACGCTTAAATGGGAAGTATATATAAGGACCAAGTGCAAGTGGAGCGATGCCGTCTGATATATCGTACTCTGTGACAGGAGATATTGCTACAGTCTTTGGAGATAACACATCAGCCCCTCTAAGTACGAACTGTGAGTTATCACTGAATAACATCAGCTTCTCTTGGAATGGTAGAGCGTGTTGAAGAACTGCTACCTTTGTATGGCTAAGTCCTACATCTATCGGTGCACTGTCTAGTAACTGCTGTGTGGTAGTACGGAAGAAGTTGTAATACTCGTCTGCTTCACTGAAGATAACATTACTATCTGTCAGAAATCCTAAACGGTTCTTAAAGAAGAATACATCGTTGATGGTAGTGCCTACAAAAGATGGGAAGGGATTGGTTTCGTCGTCACCTGCATCTCTGGTTCTCCATCCTTTTTGCTGTTTAGCTTTTACTGTCTTTTCTTCTTCAGGTGATTGTAATTTAAAAGATGTTATATCATCTCCTGTAAACACAGGAACAAGAGTGACAGGCATAGTTGTTTGATCTATTCCTATCTCTAAAGCTTCAGCCTCTCCTACAGGTGAATCATTTTGATACCACCCGTGCACCTCTACCCAAGAACCTTCACCAAACTCTAGCTTATCTTTAGTGGAGAATTTTACATAGTAGTCGTCTTGATCTATATCAGCATCACCAGCTACTTTAACTCTGAAGTTATTGTAACACTTCTTAGGTAAGTCCGTAATACTAGCTACTTCTTTATAGATAACATCCAGTCCTTGATCTGATAAACCATCTGATACCCGTACACTAAAATCAGTACCTATCGTATAATCTGTAGAAGTAGCCCAGTCATCCGCTAAGTCTGTCTTGTCCCAGCTCTCCCAATACTCTTCCCAATCAGCACCTGTTCCTGGTTCAGTAGTAGAACTAGATGTGTGATCTTGTATACATTTATAGTAGTATCCATCGTTTTCTACATAAGAAGTTCTTGTAAGCTTTATAACAGAACCCTTAGTTACTACTTTAATTGGTTGAACATCTGCAACGGTAGCGGTAGCGGTAGCTTGTGTAGTCCAAGTATTCCAAGTCTCCCACTTCTGCCATCTATAACCGTACTCTTGGAATGTAACAATAGGAGCTGTGTAACCAGTATCTGTAGTCTTTAGATAACCACTACCTTTATTAGTTATAGTAATAGATTGTACCTGACCTGCTGCTATATCCGCTAAACCTTTAGCTCCTGTTCCTACTAATTCACCAGCTGTGTTGTATTGTTCAATTGTTACTCTTAGTTCGTAAGCTATGAAGTTACTGTATTCACCGCCTTGAAGTGCTAACAATGCCAGACTCGCATAACCAGCACCAGGATTTGTTATAGTTATATCAGTAATACCTGTAGAAGTTGTATTGAAATAATTATCTATTAATAGTCCTAAGTCTTGTGCTATATGTTCAGTGTCTGCACTTTGATTACCCGATCCACTAACATAACTAGCTGGGAATGATCCAGGATTATGCTCAGAACCATGTATAGTAGACCAAGGAACTAGTAAGTCATCGATGTATACACTGTAATACTTATTGTAATCCCCTAACTTTACAGCTATTAAAGCTTCCTTATCAAGTGGTTTGGATTTAGCTGTACTCTTAGCTACCGTTCTATTCTTGTTAACAAGGAATGTATAGTCAGCTACTGTCAGTGCTCGTAGGTCTGCTAACGGATTAGTTACAGAAGTACCAAGGCTAAGATATTGATTAGCAAAGGTAGATATACTTACTGGATAATTAGTACCGTCCTCTAAGTTAATAACACCTACACCACCAAGAGACACAGTGACACAATACTTGTTTTGTTCATCTCTCTTTACGAAGTGGGTGAATAGATTGGTAGGTGTAGCACCACTGTTAAATTCATTGATCCATCTAGTATTCGGACGCTTTACCAATCCCTCAACAACAGTAGCCCAAGCATTGATTTGTTCGTCACACTGTCCAGGATACCGTAAGTTATCTGGTTGTTGAGATACCCCTTGAGCGAGGTTAGGAACGCTTGTTACGACCAACGGCATCGCTTTATCTATCTAATACTCGTAAGACGCTGTAGCTATCGAAGATCGTTCTGTCTGCGTTTTCAGAGTCGCTATCGATTGCACGGGCTTTCGCTTCTACTTCATCTCTAAGGGTAAACCCTTCTATCTCACGAGTGCCTATGAATCGATTAGCAAATACTCTGGCAGCCTTAACAGCAACATAATGTCTGATCTGTTCTGGCAAATCTTCAAACTCTAATTCAAATGTAATAGTTCCTTTTACGCTAGAGTCCCACTGTTCTGTGTGGTTCTTTCTGTCGTATAATTTCAGACCTCTTTGTACAGGATCAACACTGGTGTATAACAATGGATCAAGGTCAAATTTCAAAGTGTTTGGTGGAAGTGTAATCTTTTTTGTTACAGCATCCGGAGTCAGTTCATATTCGTGTTCTGTGTTACAGTGCCAACCTTCTGACTGAATAGCTCTACTTGTTTCTTCTAATGCAGCTTGAGCTTGTATAGCTGATATTGGCAGACTAACTCCTGTAAGTGTATTGATAGGTGCTTCCCCGATAACGGAGATCATTGTATTTACAGCTTCTAGTTTCGTCGTCAGTGCCATGATATGTATATAAAAGTAATCCCGATGGAGGGAGCGGAACGAGTCACAGACCTCCCAACACCGAGAGAAAACAGGTTATGCGATCAATTCGATAGCACACTCTGGACGGAGAACTCCGTGACC